CACACATTCCTGCACACACTGCACACATGCCTATGTGAGCCGACCACGCACCATGAACCACGGGCAACTGGCCATGAGCACATGACCGTTGTCCACTGGCACATGACATGTGTTGCGTGCAAACAACAACTGACCACGGTACGTTGACCGTGGTCAGTGGCTAGTTGTTAGTCGTTGGAGAGTAGTGATACGAGGGTGCCGATAACGGCTAAGCCGGTAGCAATGATGAGTGAGAAGCTAACCGGGGGCTCAGTGAAGAACGAGCCGAGGAAGGTGATGTTTGCGAGGATGCTGAAGGCCAGTGATGTTTTGCCGTTGGTGAGGGTCATTGGATAGTTCCTTATGGTTAGAGATGGGAGGTTAGAGGTCCCTCCCGATTGGATTAGCTGAAGAGGTTGAGTACGCCGAGGACGAATAGAGCTGCCATGTCAGGCTTCTCTTTAGCGTAGGTGATGACAGATTTGGATGCTTCTTTTGCTTTCTCAGCAGCGAGGTACATCTGGTCCGGTTGTTCGTTGGCGTTGATGTTGTTGGTTGTATTGGCTTGGTTGTCCATGAGTAATTACTCCTAGTTAATTGACAGATACACAATAGTCACTGACCGCGAGACACGAAGTGTCGAGCGTTGACGGTTGGGGGTTACTGGGCGACAAGGTTCCACGATTCTGGTTAAAAACAAGGTTCCAATGGCTAAATTCCGGGAAAGGGGTTGGTGCTGGAGGCGAGGGGGGAGACTATGAGTGAGCAAAATAGATAGGAAAACGCATACCCCCTCCCTAAAAATTTTTTCTGCAAAATTTTTCTATAGAAATTTTTTGCAAGATCAAGCGTATACTCCGGCAACCTCATCCGGCGCAGGAGATCGGCGGTCGATCTTCCGGTGCGGTTGTACTAGTGCCAGACACTAAGACATGCGCTCGCTGCCAGACGGACCTGCCCATAGCGAGCTTCGAAGCCATGAAAGGCGGCCATAGGACGATATGCCGGCCCTGTCATCTAGCCACTAACCGTCAACAACGGTCCACGGGCTACGAACCCTACTTAACTAACCTTGTCTCCAAGAGTAAAAGCGCCAGCGTAAGGCGAGGGTTCTCAGACTACGAGGTAACCGCCGAGTACCTTATCGGCCTCTGGCAACGGCAAAATGGCCGTTGTGCAATATCAGGAGTCATTCTTACCCATCACAATGACGGGTCAGGGGCTAAGGACTTTAACGCCAGCATCGACCGAATAGATAGTCAGCAAGGGTATATACCGGGAAACGTGCAGCTCGTTGCCTTACGGGTTAATCTCTTAAAACAGAGCTTAAGCAACGACATGCTGTACTGGTGGGTGAAGACTATCTACCAGTACTCTTGTGATTAGACAGAAGCAGGGCTAATATAAATGCTGCCGAAAGTCCAGGTGTTCGCAATAGAGGGCTTCGAAGACGCCATTATTGGTACGGCATACCGAGGTGGCCACGAAGTGTTGGTGTACGACGGGTGGATATTTGAGGCAATCGTCGCCTCTATCGACCCTAATCCCACATCTCTCCACGAATACCTGACCAGGATCCGCTTGCATGAGCTAGGGGATCGGGCACCGGTTTTTGTTTATCTGGACGAAGAAGTTGTTGGAGAGCTTGCCGATTCAATCAGAGAACCAGGCACCCCTGTCCACTGACATAGCTCAGACCGATGAGTTGATGTCCCATACTGAGTTCCAGGCACTCACCCCATACATGGGGCTGACGCTTGGGGCTCTGACCGTGCAGCAGGAGCGGCTGGTTCTATACATGGCGCGCGGCATGACGATTGCCGCTGCTGGCCGTGCAGCTGGGTACGCAAGTTACCAGACAGCGCTGGATGCTGCTAAGCGCCCGTCGGTGGTTCAGGCTCTGAACTTCTTTCGGGAGCAGATGCGGGAAGAGGTGAAGTTTACGCGGACGCACGCGCACCAGATGTACCTGGAAGCGTACAACTCTGCAGTGAACGCGACCGAGATGAAAAACACGGTTGACTCGTTGGTGAAGCTGCACGGGCTAACGGCCCCAGACACCGCCATGCAGGTCAACATAAATTTGAACCCCGCTCAGATAGAGCGGATGACTGACGAAGAGTTGTTGAAGCTGGCTGGTAAGGATGTCGGTTACTTGGAGCCTGACGCGCCTTGACAGACGAGATCCCAACTATTGAGTGCTTGAAGTGCAAGAAGCTCCATCCGGAGACCTTGTACTCGGGTAAGCATAAAGGGATATGCGTCTACTGTCTTGCTGACGCGGAGGACGCACTGCTTAACCCAGTGCAGACGAAACCCGACAACGAACCACTGTCAGATGCAGCTAAGAAAGAGTTCGATGTAAAGGAACAGGCGCGGAAAGAACTAGCTGAACGAATACTGTCGCGTAAGCGGCTGCTACCGTTCGTGGAGAAGTTCAATCCGGACTACAACGCGGGTTGGGTGCACAAAGATGTCTGCAAACGACTTGAACAATTTTCTCGCGACGTGGTGGACCAAAAGTCTCCACGGCTTATGCTCTTTATGCCGCCGCGTCACGGTAAATCGACGTTGGCGTCTATTTCGTTCCCGGCTTGGCATCTGGGTCGTAACCCTTCGCATGAGTTTATTAGCTGTTCGTATTCGGGCTCGCTTGCGATGGGGTTTAGCCGTAAGGTACGTCAGGTGCTTCGTGAACCGTCCTATAAAGCGATTTTTCAAACGCGCTTGGACCCGGATAGTCAAAGCGCTGAAGCATGGTTAACGACAGATGGCGGTGGCTACGTAGCCGCTGGTGTCGGTGGCGGTATTACGGGAAAAGGTGCTCACGTTCTCGTTATCGACGACCCGGTGAAGAACCGGGAAGATGCCGAGAGCCAGAACAATCGGGATGCTAACTGGGACTGGTATACGTCAACGGCGTACACCCGTCTTGCTCCCGGTGGTGGCGTGTTGGTCATTCTAACGAGGTGGCATGATGATGACTTGGCTGGTCGACTTCTTAAAGCGGGTTCTCAAGGTGGAGACGAGTGGGAAGTTGTCAGATATCCCGCCATCGCCGAAGAAGACGAAGAATTCCGTAAAGCGGGAGAAGCTCTCCACCCCGAAAGGTACGACGTCCAAGCGCTCAGGCGCATCGAAAAAGCCGTAGGCCCGCGTGACTGGTCGGCGCTCTTTCAGCAGAACCCTGTTGCTGACGACGGCCAGTACTTCACTCGCAGCATGATCAACTACTACGACTTCGACGAGATTGACCAGGACTCCATGCGGTATTACTGCGCGTGGGACTTGGCGATCGGTAAGAACGATCGTAACGACTACAGCGTCGGGATAGTAGTTGGTATCAACGAACACGATGACATGTTCGTCATGGACTGCGTGCGCGGTCGGTTCGACGGCTTCGAACTCGTCGAACGAATACTTGATCTGTACGTCCAGTGGAAGCCATCGATCGTAGGCATCGAAAAGAGCCACATCGAAATGGCGCTCGGTCCGTTCCTAGAGAAGCGCGTGCGTGAGCGCGGCTTGTTCGAGGCGTACTTCAAAGATCTTAAGACTGGGCGGCGCGATAAAGAAGCGCGTGCTCGAGCCATCCAAGGACGCATGCAGCAGGGAAAAGTGTATTTCCCTCGCGACGCATCGTTCACTGGTCCGTTGATTGCGGAACTTCTTAGGTTCCCAAACGGTATGCATGACGACCAGGTAGACGCCTTAGCGTGGATTGGTCTCATGATGTCTGAGTTCTCTACGTATCAAGCTCCAGTAGTCCATACACAGTCTTGGCGGGACAAACTTCTATCTCTTACTCGCGGACCCCGCCAAAAATCCGCGATGAGTGCGTAAACCATGGCTAAGATCAAAACCCCTTCGATCGAAGAACAGCAGCTCGCCCAGCAGCAGTGGAACCGGTATGTCCGGGCCAGAGACAACGGGCACCTGCAGTACGTCGAGATGGCCAAGAAGTGCGACGCGTTCTATCGCGGCGATCAGTGGGACGAGACTGATCTGGCTAAGCTGGAGGCAGAAGGTCGCCCGGCACTGACCATCAACACCGTACTCCCGACAGTGAACACTGTCCTCGGAGAACAATCCACGCGCCGTGCTGACGTGCAGTTCAAACCGCGCCGTGGTGGTGATCAGGACGTAGCGAGCGTACTGACTAAGTTGTACATGCAGATTGCTGACAACAACAAGCTCGACTGGGTTGAGCAGACGGTGTTCAGCGACGGTCTCATCATGGATGGCCGTGGTTACTTTGATGTCCGCATGGACTTCAGCGATCACGTCGAAGGTGAGATCCGCATCACGGCCAAAGATCCTATTGATATCCTGATTGACCCGGATGCGAAGGAGTACGACCCGAAGACCTGGAACGAGGTGTTCGAGACCAAGTGGATGACGCTCGATGAGATCGAGGAACTCTACGGTAAGGACAAGGCTGAGGCGCTTCGCTTCGTAGCCGAGAATGGCAACAGTTTTGGTCGGGACTCCATTGAATACGAAGAGACCCGCTATGGTAAGACGGATACGTCGCAGGATTACTTGGGTGCTGCTATCCCAGGAAACGAAGATTATCGTAACGTCCGCGCACTGCGCGTGATCTCACGTCAGTACCGTAAGATGGGCCGCGCGGATTTCTTCGTTGACCCGAATACCGGCGACCAGCGCGAAGTGCCTGAAAACTGGAACGACCAAAAGACTAAGAAGTTTGCCAAGCAGTACGGCTTGAGTATCATCTCTAAGGTGGTTCGACGTGTGCGTTGGACCGTCACCTGCGACAAGATCGTGCTGCATGACGACTGGTCACCGTACGATGACTTCACCATCGTGCCGTACTTCGCGTACTTCCGTCGCGGCCGTCCATTTGGAATGGTGCGTAACTTGCTCTCGCCGCAGGAGCAGCTCAACAAAATTGCTAGCCAAGAGCTGCACATCGTCAACACCACGGCCAACAGTGGCTGGATGGTGGAAAGCGGTTCGCTCGTCGGCATGACGGCCGATGATCTAGAAGAGCACGGCGCGGAGACCGGCTTGGTGGTCGAGTACAATCGTGGCTCATCGCCGCCGACAAAGATCACTCCGAACCAGATCCCGACCGGCCTCGACCGTATCAGCCAGAAAGCGGCCCTTAACATTAAGGCGATCAGCGGCGTGAACGACTCGATGCTCGGGTCTGACGGCGCTGAGGTCTCGGGTATCGCGATCCAGGCTAAGCAGAATCGCGGCGTCATCATGATCCAGGTACCGCTGGATAACCTGCGTAAGACCCGGCACTATCTCGCAGAGAAGGTGCTAAACCTGGTTCAGAAGTTCTATACTGAACAGCGAGTGATTCAGATTACCAACGAAGACGATCCGCTCAAGCCCCGCGAGCCGCTCGTGTTGAACGAGATGACTCCGGAAGGCCGCGTGATCAATGACCTCACTCTTGGTGAGTACGACGTCGTTATTGGTACTGCCCCGGCCCGCGACTCGTTCGACGAGATGCAGTTCGCCGAAGCCCTCAACTTGCGTATGGCTGGTGTCGCTATCCCTGATGACGCCATCATTGAGTACAGCCACCTTGCCCGTAAGGGTGAGCTTGCTAAGCGCATCCGCATGATGACGGGTATCGAGCAGACACCGGAGCAGCAGGAAGCCGCAGCAGCGCAGAACGAGATTGCTATGCAGCAGGTTCAGCTTACGCTGGCGAAGATGCAGGCGGAAGTTCAGAAGCTGCAGTCCGAGGCGGCGATCAACATCGCCAAGGTCCAGGACGTGGCGGACGTCCAACCGCAGCTCAAGATGGCCGATCTGCAGGCGCAGATCGCTATGAAGGAGCAGGAGTTGCAGCTGCGGCGTGAGTTGGCCAACCTGACCAACCAGACTCGTCGTTCGCAGCAAGAAACTGCTGCCGCGACCCGCATCGCTGCCACCGTAATGCAGACTGCTGCAAAGACGCAGACCCAAGCCGCATCGCGACCCGCCTCATTGATGCGGCCGATTACCCCGCAATAGGAGATTGATCATGTCCGAGGATAAGAAGGAAGTTACTCTTGATCGTATGCCTGGTTCAGACCCGATTGAGGACGCTCAAAGCCCCTCGATTGATCTGAACTTTGGCCTTGGCGAAGAGCCTAAGGCCGCTGCGCCGGTAGAAGAGCCAGAAGTTGCTGAGGAACCGGTTGCTGAGGCCCCTAAAGTTGAGCCGAAAGCCGAAGAACCGGTCGAAGCGCCTAGCATTCCTGAGCCTGAGGCAGGAATTGCCGCCGAACCGGAGGCAAAAATCGCCCCTGAACCGGAGCAAAAGAAGCCGATGGTGCCAAAGTCACGCCTCGACGAGGTGTTGGCTAAGCAGAAGGCGCTTCAAAAGCAGTTAGACGACCTCATGGCTGCTAAAAGCGTAGCCGAAAACGCCCCAAGTACGTACGAATTCGCAACGAAAGAGGTCGAGTACCAGAATTTGGTGCTAGACGGGCAGCACGACAAGGCTGCAGCGCTCCGACAAGAGATCCGTCAGGCGGAACGCGCCCAGCTTGAGTACGAACTGACCCAGAAAATGGAGCAGAAAGTCACTCAGAGCCAGCAGATGTCGGCTTTGCAGCAGGCAGCGGCCGAGTTGGAGACAAACTTTCCGGTTTTTGACCGCGCTAGCTCCGACTTCAATGAAAAGTACACCCAGGAAGTCATTGATCTTCGCGATGCATTCATCGTGAAGGGTGACAACCCGGTAGCAGCGCTGTCAAAAGCGGCCAAATTTGTCATTCGTGAGTACGGTTTGGACCCCGGCGCACCGGCTGAGCCGTCTCTTGGTTCAACACCCACCGCTGCTAAGCCTGCCGTTGATGAAGTAGCCAAAAAGCGCGCTGAAGTGGCCCGTAAGATGAAGGCCGCCGAGGCTCAGCCGCCTGATATGCCGGGCGAAAGCTCTGCTGCACGCGGAGAGAAGGCGTTTGACATCATGTCGTTGAGCGAAGATGAGTTTAACGCGCTTCCAGCTGCAACTCTTAAGCGTTTAAGAGGAGACGTTGTCTGATGGCTACCCGAGATTCAAGACTTGCTAGAGCCGGTGTGTCTGGTTACAACAAACCGAAGCGCACTCCTAGCCACCCGACCAAAAGCCACGTAGTTGTGGCAAAGGCTGGAGACCAAGTAAAGACAATTCGCTTTGGACAACAGGGTGTCAGCGGCTCTCCTAAAAAACAGGGAGAGTCAGCTGCTTACCGTAAGCGTCGCGAGTCGTTCAAGGCTCGCCATGCGTCGAATATCTCTAAAGGCAAGATGTCGGCCGCTTATTGGGCTGATAAGGTCAAATGGTAAAGGAGTCTCGTATGAAGAATATGCATCGAATGCCGGATGGCACCATGATGAAAGGTGCTAAACACAAAGGCCCAATGAAAAAGGGGGCCGTTAAGAAGAAGGCGCCTGCTAAGAAGGCCAAAGGATATGGCTACTAAGAAAAGTAGCGTTAATTCTGCCGGTAATTACACCAAGCCAACTATGCGCAAACGCCTGTTTGAGGACATTAAGGCTGGTGGTAAAGGCGGTAAACCAGGACAGTGGAGCGCCAGGAAGGCGCAGATGCTGGCCGTGCAGTACAAAAAAGCAGGTGGAGGCTACAAGTAATGGCTAAGAATTGGATCAGCGGGGCTATCAAAAAGCCCGGTGCGTTGCGAAAGTCACTCGGTGTTAAGAAGGGGGAGAAGATCCCTGCCAAGCAACTTCGTAAAGCTGCTAAAAAGTCCGGCAAGATGGGACAGCGTGCCCGCCTTGCTATGACGCTTCGCAAGATGGGGAAGGACTAACTCATGGGGTTAGCTAAGTCCCAGCGGTCTCTCAAGAAGTGGACTAAGGAAGACTG